GCTTATCTCTCATTCCTTGAGTAGCACTGTTGTTAGCTACCTCCACATCGTCTGCTACGATTATATCAGCACGAGAACCTGTTAGCTGTGACGATATACCTAGTGACTTAACAGAGGGTGCGTGAGACGCTGGAGCAGGTCCTACATCAAATGCAATCTTACTGAATCGTTGGTTCTCTGATGGCTTTAATCCTTGTAAAATGGGAATCTCCTGAATGATACGCAAGGTAAAGGTAGAGAAGTCATCCGATCTATTCTTAGATGCTGATACAACAAGTATGTTCTTAGATGGGTCCAGCAGCAACTGATGTACTACAAAAGCACTTGTTATCCAACTCTTACCTACTCCACGGAACGCCATGATAACAGACCGCTTTGGACCGTGTTGCAGGTACTCAGCGATGTCGTATTGTAGCTCGGTGGGATCAGGAAGGTTTAGGTGCTTCCAAACCAGGTACAGAAAGTTTCTAAAGTCCCGTAGCTTGGGTGGTATCTCTTGGTGTTTCTTCTTCTTCAAATGGTAAAGTATTAAGTTGGTCAGACAGGGTCTGTAAAGGTGTACCCATGCCTGAGTCCATGACAACATTGTTATCCTTGAGGAACTGTCTAGCTCCGTTTAAAAGAGCAGCGTTGTACTCCCCTATGTCCTCCATCATATCAATACTGTTACTGTACGCACCTGCAATCTTATCGTGCAGTTTACTTCCCTCTTTATGACTTAGCATATACTTAGTGTATTAATAGTTGTTATCTTTGTAAACAAAAAGAGGCAGCCCGATTGGACTGCCCCTTGATGATATGAGATGAGCTAAAAAGCTTAGCTTAAAGCAGCTTCGAACTCAGCAACGGTTCCTAATTCAGTTCCGTTGTGGTATAGGTCTGCATCAAACTTAGCAGCAGCAGCTGAACCGTCAGTCGAAGAGATGTCAGTAGCAGCAGCAGTTGCGGAAGTGGTGAGAACTTTGAACTTGTCGTCTCCTTCGTCCCAGATCAATGCAACATTGGATTCGGAAGAACCACGCTCAACGATGAAACCACCGTCATTAGAAGCATTCGTTCCGGAAGCAGCACCTTTAGAAAGGTTCATGATGCTGTCAGCTACATCGATGTTAGTGGTGTTTACGGAAGTCGTAGTACCATTAACAGTCAAGTTACCACTGAAAGTAGCATTGGCTGCGGAGATGTTACCGGAGAAGGAAGCGGAGTTACCGTCAGAAGCGAGCGATCCAGTAGCAGTTTGCAACGCAGAGATGTCGCTGTCATTGCTGGATACATTCGATTGCAGAGTGGAGATGTCCGAATCATTCGAAGAGACATTGCTTTGCAGAGTGCTAACATCAGATTGAAGTGAAGAAATATCACTGTCATTTGAGCTAACATTGCTTTGCAAGGTAGCGATGTCGGAGTCGTTGGAGCTAACATTAGACTGAAGAGTGCTTATGTCAGACTGAGCAGTAGAAACATTGGACTGAAGAGTCGAGATGTCACTATCGTTAGAAGATACTGCGTCAGCAACGCTTTTAAGTTGTGTATCAAGAGCTTCGTCAGCAGCTTTAAGACTAGTAACAGAAGCTAAGTAGTTAGTACCACTGTTAGCGGAATAAGCACCGTTAGAACCAAGACCAGCACCAGTTTGAGTAGCGTCAAGTTCTGATTGAAGACCAGTAGCTGTAGAAGATACTGAATCAACATAAGCTTTGGTAGCAGCGTGAAGGGATGAGGTAGGAGCACCTGAGAGCGTCAAAGCTCCGGTCATTGTTCCTCCTGCGAGGGCAAGCTTCTTATCAAGCTCTACTTTGGTTTTTTGTCCCAATTGGGTAAGCAAACTAGACATAATATATAATCCTTTGTTGTGGGTTAGTTGTGTTAAAAAAGAGTATTAGCGGAACTAATATGTGTCAAGATTGTGGTTCAAATAACAAACCATCCCCTGCTTCAGTAGTTAAACTATCACCAGCTTCTGTTGTTAAAAAACTACCAATTGCTTGACCAAGGCTACTAACGAGCCAGTCTGTTCCGTTATCTATTGCAAGACAAGGACTTCCACCATCGCCATCACTTACAAATATAACAGTGCCACTAGTACCAGCAGATGGTAAGTTAGAAGAACTGTAAGAAGCTACCTGAAGTGTACCACCTAATACTAGGTTTCCAGTTACTGTACCTCCAGATGTGCTTAGTTTTGTATCGAGCTGGGTCTTAACCTTAGCTCCTAGTTGTGCGAATAGTGTACTCATTTATCTCGGTGTTAAGGTGTTGTGAGACCGTCAAGGAAGTCTTGGTAATCACCTACTTCTTCTTCACGAGCGTCCAGGAAGTAAGGCAGATCATTCCAAGCAGTCGTCCCGTCACCTATCTTAATTCTGTTGCGTGTAGAGTCGATCTCGATACCTATCTCTCCCTCTAAAAGTACAGGGTTGGCAGATGCCCAGTTCGTAGCGGAATCGTTTCTAAGTTGTATTCTTTTACTGAAAGTTGCCATTTGTTATGCTCCTCCTCCGTTGTAAACATCTAAATTATCACTAGCTGTAGCACTACCTGCGTATATCTGTGGATCACTTAAAGGGGCATCACCACCGTTAACACCGATGATGTCAGGGTCAGATGTAATAGAATCCGTAAGAGTTTGTGCTGCTTGTGTAGCTTCTAACGCTTCAGTAACACTAGTACTGGCTACAGCAGCAAGCGTCCGGCTTTGAAAGGCAAGCGGATGGATGCGGGGTGGTTTAGGTCGTCTTAGCATGCTTACCACTTCTTACAAGACCAGTAACCTGCTGAGAGCTTTGACTTCTTTTGGTCACACTTATGTCTTGCTCTGAAGGAACGACGACGGGCTGGATCACTTTTCTTAATAGTCATCTTAGCGTCACCGAATCTGATAATACGATGCTTACTGCCTTCCTTTGCACAGACAACAAACTTCTTCTTACCATATCCCGGTTCGCCTTTGCGTATTCGTCTAGGTTTGTTAATAGCTAAACCACGACGCTTACAGCCTGTCATAGCTTTCTTTTTCTCAGGCATTTCTTTTATTCTTAAAGTCACGCTCCATAGCAGCGTATGCCTTGTCACTTACTGTAGAATCTTTCTTGCTACGGCTAATACCTAAACGCTTACGCTTGTTTATATTCTCGTATAGTCCTGGTCTTTTACTTTTTCTCTTCATCTCTTTATTAATACCTCCATCATACGATCTAGCTTTGTGTGAACTTCTTTAAGTGCTTCCTCTACCTTGGCTATCCGTGCTTCAACAGCTATATCTCTTTCCCGTTGAGCAGCTAACTCCACCTCTATCCGTGTCATCCGTTTCTCACCCAAGTCTAACCGTTCGATCATGCGTTTAATAATCCAACCGATAACTCCAAGAGCTACGACTAATGCGGTGTTAAGGAAACTAGATAGAGATTCGATCATCCTATTGCTACTACTTTAATGTGTGTGTATGTAGTCCCCCAGTTACCTCCCACTCTAGCACCAGAACTGTTGTAATATTGCCAACCACTCGCAGCCAACTGTACTTCTATAGTAGAAGATGTGATATTAGTAATCATCAAACCCGTATCAAATACACTGGAACCTGTTCCATCTCTTGAATCAGCTTGGCATAATTTAATGCCAGCTCCAGCACTACTTGTAGCCATCCATACTTGAACTTGAGCTTCAGCAGTACCTAAAGTATGCGAAAAAGAATAAGTACCTCCGTTAGCTAATCCTGTTGTGTCATTGAACCAGCTACTAGTGTACTTAGAAACAGTCTGAGCATCCACATACGCCTTAATGCTTTGCTGTGTAGCAAGTGCAGTAGCAGAGTTAGATGTCATTGCATCTTCGTCTAATATAGATACTTCTTCAGGATCACCGCTACCAGCTGTTGTTCTACCAATTACTTTAGCAGTGTTAATGTCTTGCATCTTAGCAAAGGTAACACCGTTGTCTGCAATACTAAGTGTACCGCTAGTAGTAATAGGACCACCTGTCAGTCCTGTACCACTGTCTACAGAAGTTACTGTACCGCTACCTCCTGCTTCACTAAGCTTTGCCAATCTAACACCACCAGCGGTTGACCCGTCGTGTACTCTGAGTGTGTCGTTAGTTGTATCTACTGTGACTTCTCCGACAGCACCTGTAAAACTACTGTGC